AAGAAAAAGAAAATAAGTTGTCAGCAATTATTCTTTGACATATTAAAAGAAAGAGCAGAAACAGGTCGTATATACATTATGAATATTGACCATTGCAATACACATTCTAGTTTTAAAGATAGAATTTATATGTCTAACTTATGTCAAGAGATTACATTACCTACAGACCCAATACAACACATAGACGGAGAAGGTGAAATAGCATTATGTATTTTAAGTGCTATTAATGTTGGACAATTAAAATCTTTAGACGAACTAGAGGACTTATGTGATTTAGCAGTTAGAGGTTTAGATGAAATAATAGACCATCAAAATTATCCAGTGAAGGCAGCAGAAATATCTACGAAGGCAAGAAGAAGTTTAGGTATAGGATATATTGGTCTTGCTCATTACCTTGCAAAGAATAAAGTTTCATATGCAGACCCAGAAGCATGGAGATTAGTAGACGAACTTACAGAAGCATTTCAATTTCATTTACTTTGGGCGAGTAATAATATCGCAAAAGAAAAAGGTAAATGTGAATACTTTGATAGAACAAAATACGCAGATGGTATTTTGCCCATTGACACATACAAAAAAGATGTTGATGTATTGGTTGATAGAAAATTGTCTTTACCTTGGGAAAAGTTAAGAGAAGATATAAAAGTGCATGGGTTAAGACACAGTACATTGACTGCACAAATGCCATCTGAATCATCAAGTGTTGTGAGTAATGCAACAAATGGTATAGAACCACCTAGAGATTATTTAAGTATTAAAAAATCAAAGAAAGGTCCTCTAAAACAAGTTGTACCTCAATATCAAACCCTAAAAAATTATTATACTTTATTGTGGGATATGAAAGACATGACTGGTTATATAAATATAGTTTCAATAATGCAGAAATATTTTGACCAGGCAATAAGTGGCAACTGGTCATATAATCCAGAACACTTTGAAGATGGTCAAGTACCAGTATCTGTTATGACACAAGATTTATTAACTACATATAAATTAGGGTGGAAGACTTCTTATTATCAAAATACATATGATAGTAAGAAAGACGAAGACGAACCTGCACACCCTATAGGTTTTAAAGATGAAGTACCTGAAACAGAGGTAGAAGAAGAATGTGAGAGTTGTACTATATAATGGCATATTTAGCAATAAATACCCCACACGAAGAAGTGTTTGTAAAGAAAGAATATCTTTATGATTTAGAAAAAGGTCATGGAGAATTGACACCAGGTGTTTGGGTAAGTGCAAAGTCTATTATGGGTAGAGCATTATATTTTGAAACTTTTTTACCAGAGTATGGTGCATTGTTTGATAAACTACCCATATCAGCATTTGTATGGAAAAAAGATTACGAGGGTAATATGCCTTTGACAGAATTACAATTGTGGGATTGCTTTAGTTATGATATAACAATTATACAAAAAGTATTACTAGGAGGTAGTATGTGCAAATATATGTCACCAGAAAAACAATGGTATAAAGGTCACTATTGGTGGACAATAGATAGTTGTGCATCATCAGAGTTAGAAAGGGATGTATCTTTTGCTGAAACACCTAGTCAGCATAAATCATTTAATATTATAGCATTAGAGAATGGACACATTGCTGCTCAACCAAATAACAGAGTCATATTTTATGACAAATCATTGTCACCTAGTAAATTAAAGTTTCCTGATTTTAAAGTTTCTACTGTAGAATATGAAGTAGAAGGTACACATAAATGGACTGCTGGTGATACAGATGATTGGCACTATGAATTAAAGGACCTTAAAAATGAGTAAAAGCGTATTAAATAAAGATGTAAGTTTAGATTCAACTAAACAACCAATGTTTTTTGGCAAAGATTTAGCAATACAAAGATATGACACATTTAAATATCCAGTGTTTGATAAGTTAAATCAAACACAATTAGGATATTTCTGGAGACCAGAAGAGGTATCTTTACAGAAAGATAGAAATGATTATCTAGATTTAACAGAAGGTCAGAAATTTATTTTTACATCAAACTTGAAGTATCAAACTATGTTAGATAGTGTGCAAGGTAGAGGACCATGTTTAGCATTTCTACCATTTGTTTCACTACCTGAAATAGAGGGTTGTATTGTAACTTGGGATTTTATGGAGACCATACATTCTAGGAGTTATACATACATTATAAAGAACTTGTATTCAAATCCTAGTGATGTTTTCAATACAATTATAGATGATGAAAAAATAAAAAGAAGAGCAGAATCAGTAACTAAAACATATGATGATTTAATAGAATTAGGATATACTTGGACATTATCACCTAATCAAGTCGATATGTATGAGTTAAAGAAGAGATTATGGTTAGCATTAGTAACTGTTAACATACTTGAAGGTTTAAGATTTTATGTATCATTTGCATGTAGTTTTGCGTTTGGAGAATTAAAAAAGTTAGAAGGTTCAGCAAAGATAATATCATTTATTGCAAGAGATGAAAGTCAACATTTTGCAATGTCGCAACAAATTATCAATATGTATAGAGAAAAAGAAAATGATAAAGTAATGAACCAAGTTATAAAAGACACAGAACAAGAAGTTTATAAAATGTTTGATGATGCAGTAGCAGAGGAGAAAAGATGGGCAACATATCTATTTTCACAAGGCAGTATGATTGGGTTGTCAGAAAAATTGTTACACCAGTTTGTAGAACACATGGCAAACCGAAGGATGAAAGCGATACGACTAACGCCGAAGTACGACCAAAAGTCAAACCCTTTACCATGGATAACACATTGGTTAAGTAGTAGAGGATTACAGAACGCACCACAAGAAACAGAGATAGAATCATATGTTATTGGAGGTATAAAACAAGATGTTAAAAAAGACCAGTTTAAGAAGTTTAAGTTATGATTAAAACACATAAATGTAGTAATTGTAATACAGAAATGAGAATTGGATGGGATGAAACCAGAGATATTCTTCCTATTCTATGTCCCTTTTGTGGACATGAATTTGATGAAGAGGACATTCCTCCTACAGAAGAGGAGTTAAATGATGAGGATAATTGGGATTGATTATTCGTTAAATAGTCCTGGAGTATGTATTGCTGAAAATCAAAACAAAACTGAAATAAAAGATTGCACATTTCATTTTTTGTCTTCAGTAAAAAAGTATCAAGGAAAGGTTGCGAAAAAAGTACACGGTTACGAATACCCTAAATACTATAGTGATAACATTCAAAGATTTAGTTTAATAGGTGATTGGGTGTTAAGTTTATTTAATAATAAACACACAAGGATTTTTATAGAAGGTTATTCATATGGTTCTAGAGGACAAGGTTTATTTCAAATTGCAGAAAATTGTGGCATACTGAAATATAAATTCTTAAATCAACATCATATAAATTATTCTAATATAGTACCTAGTGTTGTTAAGAAAAGAGCAACTGGTAAAGGTAATGCCAGTAAAGAACAAATGTATGAACAATTTATGAAAGACGGTGGACAAGATTTAGTATCTGAATTGGGTATGAATAAATTATCTAATCCTGTTACAGACATTGTTGATTCATATTACATAATGAGGACAGGAAATGAAGATAGCAATTGTAACTAGTTTCAATAAAAAACTTTACGAATATTACGCACATAGATTTTTAAAATCCTACAATTGGCCATTCGACTTAATAGTATACCATGAAGGTTGGGTGCCTGAAGATTTTCCAATTAGAGATAATATTTTCTATAGAAATATTTGGGAAGGTAAAGTTGGTAACAAGTTAAGAAAATTTCAATCAAGAATGAGTGAACTCAATGTTGATAGTGTAGAAAAAGATAGACCCGATAAAATAATTCACGGAACAAATTACAAAAAAGATGCAATAAGATTTAGTTATAAAGTATTTGCAAAATGTGATGCCATGTTAGCACCAAGACATCCATATGATTATGTTTTTTGGATAGATGCAGATGTAGTTTTCAAAAAGACAATAACTGCTAAAGAAGTTGTAGATAAATTTTTACCTGGTGAATATGCAATATCATTTATAGACAGACCAACTTATTATAGTGAGTGTGGTTTTGTAGGATATAATTTACGAAACCATGAAACTAGATTATTTGTATCAAGATTTGAAGACATCTACACAAATTTAAATCTTGTCAAAGAAGATGAGTGGCACGATAGTTATTTATTTGATGTTGTTAGAAAAAAATATTTAAAGAATGTACCTCAATTTAATTTATCACCTACAATTAGAAGAGTCGGTAATCCTTGGCCAGATACGCCAATGGCAGAATATATGGACCATCTAAAAGGTAAAGCAAGAAAAGATGCAGGAGAAATGTTACCATGAAAGCAGGAAAAATATGGGGACAAACAGAACTTATTCACGCAAACGGAGTTCTTGAGTTTCATAGAATAGAATTTAAAAAAGATATATCATGTTCTAAACATAAACATAAGTTTAAATGGAATGGGTTCTTTTGTGAATCTGGTAAAATGATTGTAAGAGTTTGGAAGAATGATTATGATTTGGTAGATGAAACAATATTAGGACCTGGTGATTTTACACAAGTAAAACCAAATGAGTATCATCAGTTCATAGGTTTAGAAGATGGTGTAGCATTTGAATTATATTGGGCAGAGTTTGACCATGGTGATATTGAAAGAGAAACAGTAGGGAGTGTTGTTAATGAAAGTAAGTAAACCAGTATTCTCACAATCAGATGTTGCGTTACTTAAAGAAATGATTGTATTTTTAGTACAATCACAAGACGACATAACAATACCAAAAGAGAAGAAAGCAGAACTAGAAACACTTTATCATAGATTGCACAGGTTTACAAAATGATTAATGTATTCATAGGTTATGATACAAAAGAAAAAGTTGCACATAGTGTATTAACACATAGTATTTTAAAACACAGTACAAAACCTGTTGCTATAACACCTATCTATTTAGAAAATATCAAAGACGATTTTATTAGAGAAAGAAATGCTTTGTCTAGTACAGAGTTTTCTTTTAGTAGATTTATAACACCACACTTAATGAACTATCAAGGTTGGGCATTGTTTATGGATTGTGATATGTTAATGAAGGCAGACATAAACGAACTGTGGCGATTAAGAGATGATAGATACGCTGTGCAAGTTTGCAAACACGATTACACACCAAAGAGTAAAGTTAAATTTTTAAATCAAAAACAAACAGTTTATCCTAAAAAGAACTGGTCTAGTTTTATGTTGATGAATTGTAAAAAGTGTACCCCATTAACTCCTAACTATGTGAATAGAGCATCAGGTTTAGAGTTACATCAATTCAAATGGTTAGAGAGTGATAAACTCATAGGTGATTTACCATTAGAATGGAACTGGTTAGCAGGAGAGTATGAATATAAAGAAGATGTAAAGAATATACATTTCACAGAAGGCGGTCCTTGGTTTTCTGAATTTGAAGAAGTAGACTATTCAGATGAATGGTTTACACATTATAGTGAAGCAACCCAAATAGATATGGATTAAAATGTCAATAGATAGGTATTTTTTTAGAACAGTATGTAGAACTTTGAAGAATTTGCAAAGTGATAAAAGATTGACTGTTGCAACACTAGGTTATCCTGATTTACTTGTTACAGAAACTATGTTTAAAAATCAAGGCATAGATACAAGTAAATTAGAAGTTAGAGAAAAATTTGTTAATACTAGTTTGCATAAAAAGTTACGAGCAAAACTAGAAGAAGATGGTACAAAACAACTATACACAGCAGAAAGTTTCTTTAATTACTTTAATATGGATATAGATGTATTTGATGTGTATTCTCATTTAGGTGTTGAGTTAATATTAGATTTAAATGAACCTGTGCCAGCAGATTATAAACCAAACTATGATTTAATTTTAGATGTAGGAACTTTAGAACATTGTTTTAATGTAGGTCAAGCATTTAAAAATATTATGCAAATGACTAAAATGAATGGTACGATTTTTATGGCAGCACCAGCATCAAAGATAAATCATGGTTTTTGGAACTTTAACCCTACTGCATACACAGATATATTTCATCAAAATGGGTGGGTAATAAGTGACTTGATAGGTGTTAAGGGTACAACGAGAGATATAGGTGAACTTGTAGAGCATAACTTAGATTACTTTATACCTGACCCAGAGAATAGAAAGATGTACCCTAACAAACCTGAAGAAGTAATTATAATGTGCATTGCTAAAAAAATAAAACAACAAGAGTTTCAATATCCTCTACAGATGAAGTACGCAGGTGATAGAAAAGATAAGACATTATACATTAATTTGCAAAAAATGTATGAGAAGACAAAAAAGACAACAATATTAGATGGTGAGAGGACAGATGAGTATGATGCGTGATTTGTGTATTTACTATGCAACGACTGTAAAGTATGGTTTTAAAATGGAGTTAATGAAAGCATTTGGTGAACCTATATCTAAAGATGGCATTCATGTAATAAATCATAAGGGTGCAGAAGGTTTTGATGTTAAAAATACCTCTCATGCTTTGATATTCAATTATCAAAGAGTTGCACCTGGTCAAGAAAAGTTAAAAGAGAGATTACAATTAAGAGTTAATGTTTGGAACAAATACAAAGAGAGTGGTAACATATGGATGTTTGATAATGATGTATTAAATGGTATAGACTCTCACTTAAATCATAATTACGAATACGATATAAAGAATTCATTCGTTAGAGTTGCATATGGAGATATCTATCCTGGTAAGGCAAAATACTTCAATGACAAATGCCCTTCAGATAGATGGGAAAGAATGAAAAAAATAAAAAGAATAGACCTGAAAGATTATAATTTAAAAGGCGAACACATATATATTTGTTGCAATAGAGGTTCAAGTGG